CGGTATGGCTATCTCATTACTATACTGTGACGAGTTTGCGTTCGTTCCGCCCAATGTTGCTACTGAGTTTTGGACTTCAATATCGCCTACACTAGCAACTGGTGGTAAGGCAATTATTACTAGTACTCCAAATAGCGATGAAGATCAGTTTGCACTCATATGGAGTGAAGCTAATAAAAAGTTTGACGAGCATGGAAATGAAACAACTTTAGGTATAAATGGGTTCTCAGCGTTCCAAGCATTTTGGTATGAACACCCAGATCGAGACGACGAATGGAAGAAAGAAGAACTAGGAAGAATAGGTGAAGAACGCTTCCGACGTGAATATAATTGCGAGTTCTTAGTATTTGACGAAACTCTTATTAGTAGTATCTGTCTTTCAGAATTACAAGGAGTAGAGCCAAAAGAAAAACTTGGGCAAGTGCGTTGGTATAGCAAGATCGATCCAAAGCAAACATACCTCATAGCCTTAGATCCTAGTCTTGGAACAGGTGGAGATTATGCTGCTATACAGATATTTGAACTGCCTACTTTTAAACAAATAGGCGAGTGGCACCACAACACAACTCCAGTTACATCCCAAGTAAAGATATTAAGAGATATAACACAACACATATACGCACAGGGTAATCCTCAGATATACTGGACAGTTGAAAACAATACACTAGGTGAGGCAGCACTAATAACTATTAAAGATATTGGTGAAGAAAATATACCTGGATATTTCCTTAGCGAACCTATAAGAAAAGGTCATGTAAGGACTTTCCGTAAAGGATTTAATACTACACATCGTGTTAAAGTAAGTGCTTGTGTAAAGTTAAAATCACTTATTGAATCAAGAAAGATGACTGTTTATAGTAAACCATTTGTATCAGAACTAAAGACATATGTAGCAAGTGGGTTAGGGTTTAAGGCCAAGACAGGTGAACATGATGATCTAGTATCAGCAGCGTTGCTTATATGTAGGATGGCGCAGGTATTAGGCGAGTGGGATTCAACTGTATATGATAGTTTATCGGAATTTACAGACGAAGTGGATCTACCAATGCCAATATACATAACCAGCTTTCTAGGATAAATAACTTATAATGTCTAGTAACAGTTCAGTCGGAAACGAATTATTTTTAAAATTAAAAAGCCATTTTCCTAAGATACGTTTAGGAGATCAAGGAGGCATGAGCACTGTTGATCCTCGTAAAGCAGTATTCTTTGACTTTGACTTTACTGTAGCAGATAAAGTTATCTCATCAATAAGCATCAGTTTATCTGATGAAGGAACTATGAGGATATTCTATAGTAACGATACTATAAAAGATAATGATGATATTGTAAAAGGAGAATGGTTTAATTTCCTTAAGAGCATGAGAATGTTTGCTAAAAAGAGATTACTATCGTTTGAACCAAAAAATATTGTCAAGAAAAATTTAGATAAGAGAGATTATAACTTTCTAGCAAAGAAAAATAAGGATCAAGCAATGAGCGAATCGTCATTATATGGATCAACAAGATCAAGCTATCAAAAACTTGAAAACACAAAGTTGATCATCCGTCACTCAAAGAAGATTGATGAAGCAGGAATTAATAGCCGCACTAGAAACATTGAATCAGTCTATGTTGAAAGTGCAAACGGAGAACGATTCCGTTATCCTTTTATCCATCTTTCAGGCGCACGAGCAATGCAAAGACACGTTGCTAATGGCGGAAATCCATATGATGGATTTGGTCAGTACATAGTAAGTCTAAGTGAAAACATCTATAACTTACGTCGCTTTAATCAACTGGTTAGTCGCCATGCGTTCTTAGAGAATACAGAGATACTTCCAATCGCTGATGCTGCCCGTGTTAAAGTAAAGTCAGTTAAAAAGACATTAGAGAGTATACAGAAGCAACGTGGATACGAGACTGTAAAAGAAAACTTCATTGCATTTGACAGGACAGAACTAAGTCCAGAAGTATTAGAGAATCTAAAGAGTAGATTTACAATACAGCAGTTTAATGAAGAACTAGTTGATCTATTCCCATATATCTCCGATCTACTTGGTGAACATCAAGTCAATGAACTAAGTCCAAAAACACTTGGAAATTATGTAAAAGGTGCGTCACAATCTAGATCATCTAATAGTTATTATAAAGGTCGCGCACAAGATACATCTTCAAGTATCTCAAAGGATTCTGAAGGTCATGTAACTCGCAAAGAAAAGAATCGCGGTGTCGGAATTGGTAGAGCAGTTGATAGACTAACTAAGGAAGCAGCTCCGTTCGTTAAAGGTGCTCCAGGCAAAGGCCAGGGTAAGCCAAGTGGTGATTATGATGATAGTGATGCTGCTCAAGAACCAATTGGTAGCACATTTGGTAAGTTTAAAGACAAGCCACGTGATGAATCATACGATCTAATGATGGCACTACAAGCAACTCCAGTTATTAAAATGGAACCATTTGATAAAGGATCAATACAAAAGGCACTAGACGGTACACATAATCAGATTAGAGAACTTGAAAAGGCTGCTAAGGAAAATCCAAGAGATAAGCAAACACAATATGCTCTAGAAAAAGCATCAGCACGTTTAGGCTTACTACAGGCTAGAATTGGAACAGCAGAACCAAAAGCAACTAATAATGTTACACGCAATGCACTAACAATCGAGCATCTAGCAACACACGTTAAGGATGATCGAATTTCACTGCTACTATCACGTATAAGTGATGATTATCCAAAGATGAGCAAAGAAGAACAACGCGAAGTTAATGGCCTAATCAAGTTAATGATGTCTAAGGTTAAGTATGTACCAATGTTCTCTAATGAGAGCACAACATTTGAAGAACTAGAAAATCTATTACTTAAGAGAGAAGACACTGAAGAACAGTATGATGAGAAGATAGACTATGTTTCGGAGTATTCACGACTACTCGATAACATAACAGGCGACAAGAGCAGTTTAATGAGCGGAGACCCAGAAATACAAGGTAATGCATTAAAGAGTTTAAACAATCTGATGTCAAGCCACTTCCCCGCAGGAACAAATGGCATTAACGCTATAGAAAGTCTCAAGGGCATCATAGATGATCCTGAGCTATCGCATAAGCTAAAGGAAATAGGCAAAGAAGATTCAAATCAATGTGTACGTCCAATAGTTATGCAATGGATTAAAGAAAATGTTCCGCAGCTAGAAAAGGATGTAGATACTGGAGATATGGCTACGGCAACTGGTGATCCAGCAGCAGCTCCCCCAGCAGATCCAAATGTAGCAGCACCAGCGCCAGCAGATCCAACTGCTGCTGCCGCGCCTGCTCCTGAACCAGCTGCTCCACCAGCAGCACCAGCAGATCCAAATGCTCCACCTCCACCAGAACAGGCAGAAGAAATGGAACCTGGTATGCAGCAAGGATCACACGAAGTTAGTGAATATGTTAAGTCATTATACGATAGAAACACAGGACGTTTCCCACGTGGTGAGACTGGTGTATTAGTAAGTGTAGATAAGAAGTTTGGACCAAACGCAGTCGGTCATGCTAAGAAGATGATCGAACAGCTAAAAGGCACATTTGATGAGAATCTAATGAGAATGAGAAAGCTAGCAGGCGTAAGCTAAAAAAACCAAAAATAGACATTGACAGATAAATAAAACTGCGCTATAGTAATATAGTGCAGTTTTATTTTAGGCACAAACACAACAAGCCAAGGCAACATAGGAGATAGGCAACATGGCATCATTAGCAGAAATTCGCGCAAAACTTCGCGAGCAAGAGACAAAGACATCTGGCAACCAGGGTGGTGGTGATAACGCAGTTTATCCGTTCTGGAATCTAAAAGAAGGACAGGAAGCAGTGCTTCGATTCCTCCCAGATGGTGATACAAATAATACATTTTTCTGGGTTGAGCGAGCAATGATTAAGCTTCCGTTCAACGGCGTTAAGGGCGAAACTGATTCACGTCCTACACAGGTCCAGGTGCCTTGCGTAGAGATGTGGGGAGAGACTTGCCCAGTATTGAGTGAGGTACGCGGCTGGTTTAAGGACAAGAGCCTTGAAGATATGGGCCGTAAGTATTGGAAGAAGCGTTCATACTTGTTCCAGGGTATTGTTGTTGATGATCCTATCAAGGAAGAGAATACACCAGAGAATCCTATCCGTAGGTTTATCCTTGGTCCTCAGATCTTCCAGATCGTCCGTGCAGCACTACTTGATCCTGAGATTGAGGATCTCCCAACTGATTACGCACATGGTCTAGACTTCCGTATTGCTAAGACAAGCAAGGGCGGATTTGCTGATTATTCTACATCAAAGTGGGGGCGTCGTGAGCGGGCACTTAATGATAATGACATTAAGGCTATTAACGCACATGGATTGTTTAATCTAAAGGACTATCTACCTAAGAAGCCAACTGACGTAGAGCTTAAGGTTATCAAGGAGATGTTTGAAGCATCTGTTGATGGCGAGGCATACGACGCAGAGCGTTGGGGACAGTATTATCGTGCTGCTGGCATGAGCCAAGCAACTGGTGATCCGAACACTCGTAATGCTCCAGCAGCATCGCCTAAGGCAGCTGTAGTGGAGGATGACGATATCCCTTTTGAACCAACTCCGGCAAAGGTTGCACCACCTGTTGCTGAGACAAAGAGTTCAGGTGATAGCAAGGCTAACGACATCCTAAGCATGATCCGCGCAAGGCAGTCTAAGTAAGATAA